GTGCAAGAACCAAAGAGATGATCACGTTTCTTTTCGATTAGCCGTAACTCTCTGTGGCTCGCTGTCGATCAACTTTCTTCTTTTACCATTCTGCCTATTGTCACTCGTAGTGGCGCATTTCTATTTGGCTCAAATCAATCGTTGTAGGTATCACGTCAAACCTTCCCTAACATCTCTATAACTTAACAGGTTTGCGAGATGACCACGTTTCTTTTCGATGAGGCTTAACTCTCTGTGGCTCCAAACAAATCAGATCGTTTCTTTATCATTCCGCTTTT